TGTAATAGCATTTTGCACAAAAATTTTCCCCAATCCGCTAAAATTTTGTGCAATATGCTAGTACCCACAAATAATAGTACCCACACCCCTGTAGGGTAGGGGAGTGGTACCGATTGTAACCATTTGTTTATATTCAGTTCATATTCAGTTCATATTTATCAATTATACTATAGATAATGAAAGTAGGGGCACCCAATGGGCCCCGTCCAGATCAGATGTAAAGGAGTAGTTACCATGATTATTAAAGACGCAAAGGGCATCACCGCAGAAGTCCACTTGTATGACGATATCACTGGCCTGGATTTCGTCGAAGATTACCTGTATGCAGGGGGCCTTGACCGTGATGCAGATGGCAATTACATGGTTAAGGATGCCCGCTACATTGACGACTATGCCACTGAGGCATGCAACGGCAGCAACCCCGATTTTGAAGAGCCCCTGAATGCCGAGTGGGAGTACAGGGAGCTATGACCATGAAGAAGCGCAACATGACCCCATGGACATCTACCAGACCTGTTACTCTTTATCACCTGACATTCTGGCCGTTGTGTACAGCGCAACGAAAGGTGCCCTGCCCCTTTGGTCCGGTGAATTGCGGTCAATGCCCCGTGTGTACCGTGAAGCAATCATCGACCATATGTTCATTTTCGCGGATAGTTCCCAGATCACCAAACTGGTATTCGCTCTGAAAGATCAAAGCCTTGATTATGGCAAAGAGTAAAGAAAGAAGGTCCATTACATGGAAATGCACAAGTTTATCGTTGAGATTCATCCGGATGGCCGCCTGACGTGCTGTGAATATGAGGAGCCCCGCGAAGCCCGTAAAAGTGCCTGGCTTGCCGGGTACCGGAAGGCCGTCACCCATTGCAAAGAGGAAGTAGACCTGCTGGAAGCGTTTAGAGACATCTGCCAGTCCTCAAAGCTGATGTTTCAGGGCGCTGTTCAGGTCCTTGATGCGGTTGAATCCCACTACCATGAATACAGCAAATGATAAGTCGAAACGGCCCTCCGGGCCGTCTGCCGGGGCCGCCCGCCCGGTACTGATGATGACAGGGCCAAATGAAAGGAGTTATTGTATTATGTCCGAAGCTATGACCAAGTCCGAGAACAATGGCACCATGATGATCTCCGATGTGATGAACACCGGCGTCGGTTACACCGACATGAACCTTGCTGACCGCTCTGCAGCAGTTGCGTTTTACAACGCGACGAGTAACCCCGCCAACAAGCTGAAAGAGCACGTCAACGAAGTGTTGTCCTTGGTGCATGTGTCCGTGGAGTGCGTGGAGGTCAGCAAGGACGATGTACCGGAGGGCAAAGCGATTGCCCCGCGTATCGTCCTTATCACGGATGACGGCCAGTCGTATGCGTGTGTGTCCGTTGGGGTTTACCAGTCGCTCAAACGCATGTTTACGCTGCTGGGCACTCCGGACACCTGGACCGAACCTGTGAAGATCAAACCCGTGCTGATTAGCACCAAGAAAGGTCAGGTTTTGTCCCTGAACCTGGTTTAATTTGACCGGTGGCCACAGCACTTGGTGCTGTGGCCTTATTTGTTAGGAGAAAACCGCCATGAAAAGCATTAACAAGTCCATATTGCTGGATAGTGACGATTCCATCCAGGGCCTTGCAATGGTTATTGTATACAGCGGAGTGGTTGAAAAGGACGCAAAGTTTTTTTGTTCCGACTGGGCCAAAGTCATTTTCCGGTATCTTGGCATTGAAACAGATCCACTAGACTGGTATCTGATGATTCTTGAAAGAAAAGGAACGTGAGAAGCATGGCCGTAGGTGCAGCCAAAGCAAGAGCAACTTTTAAATATGACGCTGAACTATATACCCCCTATGCCCTGGAATCCTGGCCCGATAGTGAGATGCGCAAAGAATACACGCGATTGCGCGACATTGCGCAAAAACGTATCAAGCGATTGTCAAAGGACCCAATCAGCAGCACAAGCGACATCTACAAAGAATTTGCCGGAGGGTTCCCCACTATCAAAGCAATGCGCGGAGATCGCAAAGCGCTTGAACAAGCCCTTGCAGATGTCGCGCGTTTTGTTCGCGCCAAGGGTTCCACCGTAGGCGGTGCCCGTGAGGAATTTGCCCAAAAGATGAAAGTCGGCGGCATTGACGTGTCCGAGGTCCCCGAAGATCAGTATACTGCCCTGTCCGAATGGTGGGAGATCGTCAAAGCCTCCGGTGTGTACTACTATCCGTCAGATCAGCCCGTCATGTATTGGCGCGAAAAAGGCGGTTATAATGTCAGCATTGACGATTTTGTCAAATGGCAACGAGGTGAAGTTAGCTATGGAAAAGACTGGGACTACAGTGAGGGTAGCAGCTCCGCCGACCTGCGCGGAGGTTTTGGTGGAGGCTTGTAATTACAACCCCGTGCCGTGGCTCATGGAGCACTTGGATTGCAAGCACACCAAGGGCAGAAAGCGCAAAACCAACAAAAAGCGCTTGTACGTCAATATGCCGTGTGCGTTTGACATTGAAACCAGCCGAGTTTGTACCGACATTGACGGTAACCCCCATACCATCATGTATATCTGGCAATGTCAGCTAGGCCTAGATGTTACGATCATAGGCCGTACCTGGGATGAGTGGCTGCATTTTACCGATGCAATCAGCGACTACTTGAGGGCCAATAGTGGGCCGCAAGGTGCCTGGTATCTGTGCATGTATGTGCATAACCTGGGGCATGAATTCCAGTATTTGTCTGGGGTCCTGGATTTTGCCCCCGGTGAGGTATTTGCCAGCAAGCCCCGGAGGGTCCTGAAATGCGACAACCGCGCGATAGAATACCGCTGCAGTATGCGTCACAGCAATCTGTCCCTTGACGCATGGGGCAAGCAGCTGGGAGCCCCTCATGCAAAATTAACCGGCACCCTTGATTATTCCAAAGTCCGCTATCCCTGGACCCCGCTCACATCTACAGAACTAGCATACTGTATCAATGATGTGCGGTGCATTGTGGAGTGCCTGTTGATCGAGATGGAGCGCGATGGCGACGACTTGTACACTTTGCCATTGACGCGAACCGGATACGTCCGGCGCATGGCGCGGCAGGCCATGTACAAATGGGGTATTAACCGCGTTAAACGCCTGCTGCCGTCTTGGGAACTGTACCAGATGTTGCGCGAGGCATTCCGAGGCGGTGACACACATGCCAACCGTTATTATGTGGGCCTCCATCTGGAAAACGTCGGGTCAGTCGATATGTCAAGCGCATATCCTGCCGTACAATGCGAATGCTATTTCCCGATGACCCCGTTTCGGCAGGAGCCCGCGACGGTGCAACGCCTCATGCAATGTATGCGACACGGCAAAGCCTGCCTGATGCGCCTACAGGTCAAAGGATTGCGTCAACGGTATAAATGGTGGGGCTTTCCATATGTTCCTCTTGCCAAGGTCCGGCACTGCGAGGGGTACATAAACGACAACGGCCGCCTGCTGTCCGCAGATCATTTTGAGATCACTATAACCGATATTGATTTCCGCATTATCGCTAAAGAATACGACTGGGACGCCCTTAATGTGCTGGACCTGTACACGTCCGACTATGGCAAGCTGCCGAAGCCCCTGACAGATTGCGTCAAAGAGAGCTACACCGGCAAAACATCCCTAAAAGGTGTGGCCGGCCAAGACTTGTATTACGTCAAAGCCAAGGGCGACTTAAACAGTTATTACGGCATGACGGCACAAGACCCGCTGCAGCTGGACACGCTTTTTGACGAGGATGACCCCGACAACCTATGGAGCGAGTGCACCGACGACCCGGAGGGCAGCTATAACGGCCATTGCCCCCATCTGTTTTTACCTTACCAGTGGGGAGTGTGGACCACGGCCCACACACGCAAGCGCCTCAAGATCGCACAATGGGCCGCAGGCAAAAATGGCGTATACTGTGATACCGACAGCGTCAAATACATGGGCGACATTGACCTGACGGAGTTTAACAGGGCTGTAAAACAGCTGGCAAAAGATAATGGTGCCTGTGCTACAGACCCCAAAGGCAATGTGCACTATATGGGAGTGTATGAGCAAGAACGCAGTTATGCGGAGTTTATGACTTGGGGCGCAAAAAAATACGCGACCACCTACACCAAGGGCGGCAGGATTACAACCACAATAGCCGGAGTAAGCAAGTGCAAAGGTGGCCTTGAATTAGCCCTATGGGGTGGTTTTGATGCCTTTAAGCCCGGCTTTACGTTTTGTCTTGCGGCAGGCACCCAGGTTATATATAATGATCGCCCAAAGGTACCAGATTTTGTAGTTGACGGGCACCGGGTCCACATAACCCGAAACCTATGTATTTGTGACAATACCTACACCCTGGGCATAACCGACGAATACGCCAAGATACTGGGATATAAGATCATGGAGGTAGTCTAATGATTAAGATTTTTACAGACGAGGGCTGGCCCAACTTTTCGGAGGATGACGGCATTTTGTCCACCGGGGCACCTATTATTTTTATCTGGGGCGGACGCGGCACCGGCAAAACGTATGGAGCACTCAAGCATGTACACCAGACGGAAGAAGAGTTTTTATATTTGCGCCGAACGCCGCAGCAAGCGGAGCTGATTTGCTCGTCTCCGCTTATGTGGCCTTGGTCCCCGCTGAACAATGACCTGCAAACACATTATGCACCCTTTAAAATGTCGCAGATCGCGGGCATGTACGAGGTGGGCAACGCGGGGGCCTATACTGACACCGGGGTCCCTATTCGGCCCGCGCAGATGTCGGGGGTGCTGGGCAATGTTGTTACCATGGCCCGCACCCGTGGCTTTTCCAGCCCGAACACGAGCATCATAATCCTGGATGAGTACCAAAAAGAGGAATCCGATTATTATCGGCGCGGTGAGGGTGTGGGCCTTGCCAATATATACGAGACAGTCAACCGCAACCGAGAATTGCAAGGGCAAAAGCCCATTACGCTGTTGTGCATGTCAAATGCCGTGGGCATGGCAAACCCCTACTATATGCAATGGGACATTACAGACACCGTTGAGCGGATGATCGGCAAGAAAGAGCGTGTGAAGCTGCTGAAAGACAAGGGCATTTTGCTGATTGACTTGGTGGACAGCCCGGTCGCCAAGGAAAAAGCAAAAACGGCCTTGTACCGGTCCATGAGCGGAACAGACTTTTACCGGTCCGCGATCGAAAACCAGTACAGCGCCGAAGAAAAAAGTCTTGTGGTATCCCGCCCATTGCGCGAATATTACCCACTTGTGCAGATCGGGCGGTGCTGTATCTATGAGCATAAAAGCAAGCCTGTCTATTATGTATGTCGGCACCGGTCCGGCGAGATGCCGGCATACGGTTCCGGCGACTATGAGCGCAAACGATTCCGGGCCGCTTATGGGTATATCTGGCCCGCATATCTGCAGCGGCAGATTGAGTTTGAACGCTATTCGGACGAAATCTTTTTTAGGGAATATTGCAGCAATACTTGATTTTTTCCACACAATCGCATATAATGAAATTAATCCCCGGTGCCCAAAGGCAGCTCTCAGAAGGAGCGGGCAAGCGTCAGCCAGCGCAAGAACCGGGGATTATATTCTATTCATTATTTTATGGAGGTGCACAAAAATGGATGCTAACACTGTGATTCAGGCTATTTCTAATGTGGGTTTTCCGATTGCAGCATTTTTGCTGATGTGGTATCAGTGCAATACCGTGGTCAAAGAGAACACGGCAGCAATCACCGAAATGCGTGTTGCCTTGGATGACATCAAGAAAGGCTGACCGCTATGAACTGTTATATCATTTTTGCCCAGTCGATCACCAACGAACGTGCATACTTGCTGGCTGAACTGTGCACCCGTTTGGGCCTGGGCTACTACAGTGACTGGGCCGACGATGCCCACACGCGGCAGTGCTGTGCCGTGGGCCCTGTCACCAAAGGCGACAAAGACCAGGTAGTCAAGTGCCTGGCACATGAAACATACGTTGTAATGGAGGCGACAAAAGTTGAAAATCAGTGAAAAAGCGGCCCTTGCCATGGCCGGCTACACCAAAGCCGAAATTGAAGCAATGGACAAACCCACGCAGCCGACCCCGGCCGCTGTGCAGAATCCTGCTATCCCGCAGCAGGTCCCGCCGTTGGCGGCCCAGCCCGCCAAACAGATCGCACCGCAGCCCGCACCGCAGCCCGCGCAGCCGGGCGGTCAGTATGATGGCCTTGAAGCTCTGCTGCAGCAGATTTTGCAGGGTCAGCAGTCCACCACCCAGGCAATGCAGACCATGACCCAGACCATGCAGGCCAATGCGCTGGGCCTTGGTATCCAGCAGCAGCCCGCAGCCGATGCCAGCACGGTGACGGCGCGGATTATCGACCCGACGTTCGGAAAGGAAGTGAAATAATATGCCGCTTGGTATGAGTTTTGCGGACATTGCCGCAATCCTGACCGAGATCAACAAAATGGCAACCGGACAGGAACCCACGTCCCCCATCGTGGACACGTCCAGTTTTGTGTCTGTCGCGCAGGCCACTTTGCTGACCGGCACCGACAACTACACCAAGGCAATCAGCCAGGTTCTGGGCCGCACTATTTTTGCGGTCCGGCCGTATGACGCGCCCATGAAGCGCCTGCAGGTTACTGGCGACGACTGGACAAACCATGTTCGCAAGATCAATTTTTGCGATTCGGACCCCGTGACGGACAAGGCGTGGGCCCTGGAAGATGGCGCAAGCGTTGACATGTACGAGGTCCACAAACCCAAAGTCTTGCAGACCAACTATTACGGCCAGACCAACTACAGCCGCGTATACACCCAGGCCGACACCCAGATGCAGGCAGCATTCAAGGGGCCAGAGGAATTGGCGCAGTTTTGGTCCTCGTTTGTGCTCCATCTGTCCAACCAGATTGAGGCCGACCGGCGCAACCTTGCAAACAACCTGATGGCCAACCACCTCACCGGCATGACCGTCACCAGTCCCAAAAGTGTAATCTACCTGCTGGATGAATACAACGCCCAGCAGGGCACCCAGTTGACGGTGACCGACGTGTACAAAGAGGCCAATTTCCCCGGATTCGCAAAATTTGCGTACGGCCGTATCAACGATATTTCCCGCCTAATGAAAGAACGCACCATCAACTGGCACCAGAACTGGGAGATCGGCGGCAAGACTTACAGCATTATGCGTCATACCCCGTATGATCGCCAGCACCTGTATCTGTACAGCGGCACCCAGAGCCAGATCGATGCCCGCGTGATTCCCGAAGTGTTCCATGATGACATGCTCCGGTACCGTGACGCGGAACAGGTAACGTTTTGGCAGGATATCGACGACCGCGAAACAATTTTCGCAACCCCTGTTGTTACCAGTACGGCCGGCGTGGCAACCAAAAATGCAGCCGTACAGCTGACCAACGTGTTCGGATGCCTGCTGGACTGGGATGCAATCGGTTACACTCCGCGACTGTCCCGCGTCGTCCCGACGCCGATGAACGCGCGCGGCCTGTATACCAATTTCTGGTATCATTATGGTTGGAGCTGGTACGACGACTTTACCGAAAACGCCGTTTTGTTCCTGATGACCGCCGGTGACGTGACCGCGCCCAGCGCAAGCAAAGCAGCCAAAGCCACCACCCTGAAAACCACCATGCACAAGGACGCAGACCCCTCTAAGTCCTGACCGGCACCGGCGGGGCATTTGCCCCCGCCGGTTATTTTATAGGAGGTGTATGCACATGCAGGCAATATTTTATCAGATCACTAAGCGCTCAAACAGCACCAAGCTGCCCAGCGGTGGGCAAACGTTTGAGATCAATCTCAAAGCCCCGTGTACCATCATTGACCCCGAAATTAAGATTGCCACAGAGAGCAACCCCACCGGGTACAATTATTGCAATATACCCATCTTTGGCCGGTATTACTGGGTTAAGAACTGGACATATTCGGACGCACGTTGGATTGCATCGATGACTGTTGACACCCTGGCAAGTTACCGGGCCGAGATCAGCAGCGCAACCGAGTATGTGGTCCGGTCGTCCGCCAAGTATGACGGCACAATTTCGGATGGCCTTTACCCGGCGACAGCCAAAGTGCAGAGCGTAACCACCTCTTTTCAAGGTGGATTTGCTGAAACAATCAGCGGTGGTTTTTTCGTGATCGGGTTTATCGCCAAAAATGCCAACTCTATCGGAGCTATAACCTATGTAGTTATGACCCCCGGAAACGCTAAAAAACTATCTGCAAAATTGCTGACTGATGTGTCATATCTTAGTATTGATAACTCCGAAATCAGCGACAATTTGACAAAGGTCCTTTTCAATCCGTATCAGTATATCGTAAGTTGCAACTATTTTCCATTTGACATCGCCGAACTTACAGCGCATTTACCGCTTGTGGCTAAGATCGATGTGGGGTGGTGGTCTGTGGATGTCCCTGGCTGGATTTTGGGCGAAGATAATAACAACTTCAAAAAATCGGTAAGTGTGACTGTTCCGAAGCACCCCCAGGCGGCAAATCGTGGCGAATATTGCAATGTTGCCCCTTATACGGATTACACTATTTATTTGCAGCCATTTGGAGTGATACCCCTTGACGCCTCTAAAATGTGGGGGGCTGCCACATTATCTATACAATATATGACGGACCTTTTCACCGGTGACAGCGTACTGCGCATATTTACCAATGACAAACAGCTGATACACGAGACAACCGCAAAACTAGGTGTGTCGGTGCAGCTGTCAAATATTAATTTCGGTATCCCCTCCGGCAGTGGTGGGCTTTTACAAACCGGCATTGCTGCAGCGTTTGGAGGTCTACAGGCGGCATTATCTGGGGGGACTTTGTCGGACGTCGGAAACGGTATTTTAAATGCAGCACAAGCAACTAACGCGGATGTCGCAAGCAAAGGTGCTACAGGATCCACAATCGCATTTGATATGGCGCCCTATATGGTTGCCAGATTTAAAATTATCGCGGACGATAACAACGAGGACCATGGCCGGCCGCTGTGCCAGCGCGTGCAGCTGTCCACGATTCCGGGTTTTATTATGGTGGATGACCCAAGCATAGCCCTGGCGGCAACGGCCGCAGAGATCGACAGCGTTAAAAGTTTTATGCGCAACGGATTCTTTCTGGAGTAGGAGGTGCCAGGCAAATGGCAGTATATAAGCAATGTATTACAGGGGTATCACCGATTAGGGTATCTGCAGCATATCCCGCATACTCTGACGGCAGCCCCCACGGTGGCATTGATACGGTGCACAAAGATCACAAAGCATATGCACCCATGGCCGGCACAATCGTCACGGCCCACAAATGGCAAGGCGGCACGACCGGCAACGATTCCTGGGGCAATTACATTGTCATCAAAATGAGCGATAACAGCTATTGGCTTGCAGCTCATTTTGCAAGCCAGATTCACAGCGTGGGCGAAACCATCACGCGCGGCCAATTTATCGGACAGCAAGGCCAGACGGGCAACGCCAGCGGAATCCACACCCACTGGGAATATTGGGTAGGCGGTTATGGTACCGCCAACAGAACAGACCCCACCGCCATTCTGGGCATTCCGAACCAGGTTGGCACCTGGGAAGTGGAATGGGATGCAGGCGAAGAGCCTGGCCCGTGGCCTACCGGTAAGCTGCCGGTGTGGCTGCTGTTTAAGATGACAAAGGGCGGTGAACTGTTATGACGGCACCCTACAGTTACGAGCAAATCAACACCCATGTATCACCGATGACACCGTCAGTCATGCATACCAAGGGCAACGGCCTGTCCTACTATTTCCGCAAATACCTGTTTTTGGAAGCGGTATCTATGGTACGGTGGACACTGCCCGAAACCTGGCCCAGCAACCGCTTGCAATACCTGGTATTCGGCGATGGCGGTGTGACGGTATTTGATACCGACCGGTACGGCCTGGTATATGATCGCATGGGGCTGACCGGCATCAATATCTTTTACAATCCGACGCACTCCATTGTGGCAAACCCCTTTATTAGGGGCACCCCGTATTTGCAGATCGGCAGGCAGTGCGAGATCATCAACTTGCAGCCTGACTATAGGGGCATGGTGGACATTGTGGCATATTATGGGGACATGATGGCCCTTGCAGCCCAGACCATTCAAAGCAATTTAATCAACAGCCGGCTGGCGTATGTGTTCGCGGCCGGCAACAAGGCCGGCGCAGAATCTTTTAAGAAGATGTTCGACGAGATCATGCAGGGCAATCCCGCTGTTTTTGTCGATTCGTCTTTGCTCAAAGCCTCCAAAACTGGAAGCTCTGGGCAGTCCCCGTGGATGTACTTTTCCTCAGACCTTAAAGGCAATTTTATCACCAATGAGCTGTTAACGGCCCTCAAGACCATCAAGGCACTTTTCGATACCGAAGTCGGTATCCCAAACACCAACACGAGCAAAAAAGAGCGCATGCTGACGGACGAAGTCAATTCCAACAACGTGGAGACGGCCGCAAAAGCGTCGCTGTGGCTGGACAGCCTGCAGCGCAGCTGTGAGCGGGTCCACACGCTTTTCCATATTGACAGATCGCAGCTGTGGGTTGACTGGAGATTTCCACCCGACACCGGCATGCAGGAGGTGACCAACAATGCACGCAACACTAAGCTTTAATGGGTTATTGGCAGGATACCCGGAATTATTTGACGACCTGCAAGTGCCTGAAAGCGTGTCGAAAGAAGCGGTATGCAACCAGCTGCTATTTGATACGTTGGAACTTGAGGTGCTTTATGCCGACGGCCCCACCATGAAAAGGGCCCTGGGCGTGTTTTCCGAAACCATGCTGCCCAGCTGGACCCGGTATGCGACTGCCCTGGGCCTTGACTATGACGTGCTAGCCTCCGATGATCGCACCCGCACCACCGAGCACAAGGGCAACAGCTCCGGCACCAATAACAGCAAAAATGTAGTGGCAGGCAAGACCACCCGCACCCCTGACCTTACAACCATTGGCCAAAACAATGGCAGTGACAGCACGACAAGGGATGTGACGGGTTTTGACAGCGGCACCATGGTGCCGGCCGAAAAGAGTACTACCACCCTTGGCACCGGTAACACCATCACCAGCACCGGCACCGACACAACCACCGACGACCAAACAACCACCAGCACCAACACCACCGAGGCCGAGGACGGTTACAAAGACACCGTAACCGAAAAGGGCCGGGCAGGCAGAGACCCGCAGGACATTATTGCCAAGGAGCTGGCCCTGGCGACGGAAAACGCAGTGCATAAGATCGTTACGGACATCAGGGCAAATTTTTGCCTGCTGGTATATTAAAAGGAGATGACAACCATGAGTATCATCTATCCGATTCATAAGGCACCCTACACCAATTTCCATGACCTGAACCTTGACTGGATTATTGAGGCGCTCACTGACATCGACCGGAGGCTTGTAAATTTTGTGAGCCTCAATACAATTAAGTACGCGGACCCCATTAAGTGGGACATCACGAGCCAGTACGCGCAAAATACCCTGGTTCTGGACCCGCAGGACGGCACTGCGTATCTGTCTGTTCAGACCGTCCCCCAGGGGGTACAGATCACCAATACCGACTACTGGACACCCGTATTCACTTTACAAAATTTTATCGACTCGCTCAAAAACGCTATCACGGAAGCCCCACAGCAGGAAAACGGGCAGGCTGCCACCGAACAATTACCTGCAAATAGCGTGTTTTTTGTCGGTGATGTCCTTTGCACTAACCCCCAGGTCATTCCGAAAACGTCGCTTGTGGTGATTGGCACAAACTGCGTGGAAGTTTCCGTAGTTGACCTTATTTCCCGACTGTTCAGCACGCCCACGGCATGGTACCGGGCAAGCGACACAAGTATTAACATGGGATTTCCGCCCAGTGCGGCAAGCACCATTTACGGCGGTGATGTGCATGTGTACAGCCCGACGGACCAAACCATTACCATTACAGGGAGGTAAGAGTCATGCCTGATGTATCTGTTTTCAATCTAGGCGGTCAAGACATTAATGTAAAAGACGCCACTGCCCGCAGCAACGCGCAGAGCGCCAAAACAGCAGCCAATGAGGCAGCAACCACGGCAAACAAGGCCTTGCAAAAAGTTGAGGAGGTTGAACAGCTGTCACGTGTGACTGTATCATACACACCCGCAACGGAAACCATCACAATTACAACCGCAACCCATACAAATTAAGGAGGGCACCATGGCAGATTTCGATAAAATTAACATTGACGCGGTATCGTACAATGTTAAAGACACCACCGCAAGGCAGCAAATCGCGGATGAGATTGCCGCCCGTAAGCAGGCAGACACACAACTGCAGCAGGCCATCACGGCCGAGCAGACCGCCCGCGAACAGGCTATCACGGCCGAGCAGACCGCCCGCGAACAGGCTATCACGGCCGAGCAGACCGCCCGCGAGCAGGCAGATAAAAAGCTCGAAAACGATATTGACGAACTGCACGACGTTGCCCGCCCGAAAAAGTACCTATTTGTCGGTGACAGCTATTCAATGGGCGAAGGGGCCGGTGTAAGTCCTGGTATGGGGTGGTCTCAAAAAGTGCCGCAAATTCTGGGCCTTGCAACGGGCGACTACTATAAAGCATGTCAAGGTGGATATGGTTTTTCCAGGGTGGGCTACAAATTTGCAGACCTTGTAACGTCCGTATTACCCACAATCCCGGCCCCCGCTGAAATCACCGATATCTATGTTTTTGGTGGGTATAATGATAACAACTACAGCGACAACACAATCACGGCAGATATCGCTTCTTTTGCAGGGCTCTGCAAAACAAATTTCCCTAATGCGATTGTGTATATTGGTATGATTGCATGGAGCCCAGACAGGCAGGTCCGAGCGAACATTGCCAATAACGTACTGCCCGCATATGCGGCATGTGGTGAGAGTAACTGTGCATACCTGCCGGGATGTGAGCAAATCATGCACAATTATACACTGTTTTCATCCGACAACATTCACCCCAATGATGCAGGGTATCAGTTGCTTGCGGGCGCTATTGTCAACGCCATTAAAACAGGCACCTATGCCGCACAATTTGCATACAACAGCATTGAGCTTGCCCCCGCTGGAATTGCAACAAAATATTCCTGGGGTGGATTTTCTGAGTGCATTTATGCAAACACCTGGACCCTTGCAAAAGCAGACGACCAGAGACTTACCGTTACTTGTGCATCCCAGACAATTAAGAGCGATACAAAGTATAGTATCGGCACACTTTCAACAAAATACGGTCGTCCGTATGATATCGCTATGGCTTGCCAAGCTATGACGACAGGGTATGTTGTGGGAGATGAAGGATTCCACAAGATCATCTGCCAAATGATGGTTAAAGGCACGGACCTCTCCATTCAAAACGTTACACTGCCCGACACGGGCGCATATGTCGATTTGACAGGAGTAACGCAGATCGCCCTACAGATTCCAACGTTTACAATGTGCTCGTTATTTGTATAATATCTTGTAATCATTACTATTTATTACCCACTCCCCTACCCTACAGGGGTGTGGGT